GCATCGGTTGCGGTCGAGCAGCTGCGCAAGACCCTCGACCCGTCGCAGCGGTTCGGAGCGAACGGCACGGCGACGCGATCGCCGCCGGCACCATTAGCTTCCGAGCTGTCGTTCGATGGGCCGGAGAAGCCGAAGGCGCCTTTAAAGCCGACGGTCATCGTCGACCCGTTCATTGACGAGGTCGCGGCCGAGAAGCTCAAACAGCAAAAGATCACCACCGCGCGCATGGAGCGCGAGGAAGCGCTCGAGCTCGGCCGGTACATGCTGACCGACGATGCCCGGCGAGAGATGGTCAAGGCCGTGGCCGAGGCGTTCAAGGTCATGGAACAGGCTATCCCCGAGATGGCGAAGGCGGTTGCCGCTCAGTTCTCGGTGTCGACCCATGATGCGACGCATGTGCTGCTGAAGTCCTTTCGGGACCACCGGGCCAAGAAGGCGCGCGACTTCGCCGACGCAGCGGCCGAGCTGGACGAGCATGTCGAGGACGAGCAGCAATGACCGTGCTGTTCAACTTCGCCGACGCAGCGGCCGAGCTGGACGAGCATGTCGAGGACGAGCAGCAATGACCGTGCTGTTCAATCCCGAGCGGCTCGCTCTCAGCGTGCTTTCCGAGATCTGCGAGCCGCCGCCGGCAGTCGATTATCTCGACTGGGCGAAGCGGAACATCGTGTTCTCGGAACGCATCACCGACCATCCGGGGCCGTACAACGAAGACCTGGTGCCGTTCTTCTCGGAGATCCTGCGGGCTTTGTCGCCGGAAGATCCGTGCAACATCGTCAGCCTGGCGAAGTCGGCGCAGATCGGCGGCACCATCTGCGCCAACATCTTCACGCTCGGATCGCTCGACATGGCGCCCGGCGATTTCCTCTATGTCCACCCGACCGAGGAGAACGCCGCCCGCTGGTCGAAGACGAAGCTGATGCCGCTGGTGCGCGAGATGCCGGCGGTCGCCAAGCTGTTCTCGCAGAACAGCCGCGATGCGAGCAACTCGGTGCTCTACAAGGAACGCATCGACGGGCGCGGCGCCATCCAGGCGGCCGGCGCCAACTCGCCTGCAGGCCTGTCGATGATCTCGCCGCGAAAGCAGGTCCAGGACGATCTTGCCAAGTGGCAAATGAACGAGGCCGGTGATCCGGAGGTGCAGGCGGACAGCCGCAGCAAGGCGTTCTTCAACGGCAAGATCTTCAAGATCTCGACGCCGATGGTATCGCCGGGCTGCAAGATCACGTCGAACTATCAGGAAGGGACGCAGGAGACCTACCATGTCCCGTGTCCGCACTGCCAAGAGCTGCAGGAGCTGCGCTGGGAGAACATGCGGGATCACATCGATCCCGAGCATCCCGAGCAGGCGCACTTCGTCTGCATCCATTGCGGCTGCGAGATCCACGAGCACCATCGCGAATGGATGGTGAAGCCGGAAAACGGCGCAAAATGGGTCGCCAGGTATCCGGAGCGCGGCCGCCGCCATCGGTCGTTCCGCATCTGGATGGCCTATTCGCCGTTCGAACGCTGGGAGAACCTGGCGCGCGAGTGGCTGACGGTGCAGGCCGGCGGACCGGAGAACCGGGAAAAGGGCTCTGGCGCCGAGCAGACGTTCTGGAACGACTGGCTCGGGCTTGCCTTCGAGGCGGACAACAAGGCGATCGACTGGGAAGTGCTCCGCGATCGCGCCGAGGAACACGGTTTCCAGCGCGGTGTCATCCCGGCCGAGGCGCTGGCGCTGGTGCTCGGCATGGACGTGCAGGGTGACCGTGTCGAGTGGCTGCTGGTCGGTTATGGCAGGAACCGGTACCGGGCCGTGATCGATCACGGCGTTGTCGACCATCGCGCCGGCAGCCACCTGGCCGACGCCAAGGAACATTCCGGCCATATCTCGGAGCCGGAGGTTCGCGCCGCCCTCGACCGGCTGCTGCAGCGCGAATGGCTCGACGATGCCGGCCGCAAGCGCACCGCCGATCGCGTGGCGATCGACGGCAACGCCTACACCGACGATGTCTGGAACTGGGTTCGCAAGCATCCGAAGTCGCGCGTCATCATGGTGCGCGGCGGCAATACGGAAGCCGCGCCGCCGATCGTGCAGACGAAAGAGTACGACCGAAAGGGCAAGCCGAAGAAGCAGAAGTGGTCCTCCCGCTTCTTCACCTTCAACGCCTCGGCCTTCAAGATCCGGCTCTACCGGGACTACAAAAAGGACGATCCGGAGCAGGCGGGCTATATCCGTTTCGCCCGCGGCTTCGGAGACGATTTCTACCAGCAGGCGACATCGGAAGCCCGGGTACCGGAGAAGACCCGGAGCGGTCACACCCGCTACGTCTGGAAGCTCGCCGAGGGCAAGCGCAACGAGATCATCGACATGCTCAACCAGAGCCTGGCCGGTGCCTATCGCTGGGGCGTGCCCTACTGGACCGACGAGGAATGGGACGCGATCGCCGATCGCCTCGGCCGCCTCGAAGCGCCGCAACAGGGCGATCTCGAGGATCGTCTGAACCAGATCGCCGTCAAGACCGAACCTGCCGCAGGCCAGAGCGCCGCGGCAGAACAGCAATCGCCGCTCGTCGCTGCCGCCCTCGCGCGCGCCGCCCGGGCAGCGCAGCGAAACCGCTAGGAAGATCCATATGGCACTGACCGAACAGGAACGCGCCGTGCTTCTGGCACGGCTCGACGACGCACGTGAGGCCTTGCACCAGATGGAGATCGGCCGCGCCGAGGTCTCGCTCAGCTATAACGGCGAGAGCGTCACCTATGCCGCGACCAATATCGGCGCGCTTCGTCAGTATGTCCGCGACCTCGAGGCGAAACTCGGCCTTCGCCGCTTCGCCCGGGCGCGCAGCCGTGGAGTAATCTTCGGATGAGCGGCGACGTCACGATTCTCGGCCCCGATGCGAAGCCGCTTTCGCCGGCAGTTCGTGCGGCTGCCCGCGTGCAGGTCGCGAAAAACCGGCTGATGGCGTCTTCGGCCTACCAGGGTGCATCCTACGATCACCCGTCGTTTGCCAAATGGCGGCCGGGCACCTGGTCCGGTCAGTCGGCGCTGACCTGGTCGCGCGCCGAGCTCGTCGACCGGCTGAACGACGTCGCGCGCAATGACGGCTGGGGCGCCGCCGGCACCTCGCGCCTCGTCGACAACATCATCGGCTCGGGCTGGACGCTTGCGGCGCGGCCGAACCACGTCTCGCTCAACATGACGTTTGAGCAGGCCGAGGAGATTGCCGACAAGATCGAGGCCCTGTGGCGCGATTACACGCAGGACGTCGACAAATGGTGCGACGCCGAGCGGACGAAAACCATGGCCGGCGTTCTCGGCCTTGCTGCCCGTCAGCGGTTCGGTCCCGAGGGCGAGGCCTTCGGTGTCATCGTCTGGCAGGACAATGCACCGTTGTTCCAGACGGCAATCCATGTCGTCGATCCGGCCCGGTGTTCGAATCCGAGCGGGCGCATGGACGAAGAATTCCTGCGCGACGGCGTTGCCATCGACGGTTACGGCGCACCGGTCGGCTATCACTTCCGCAAGTCGCATCCCGGCGAATTCTTCGCCGGCAATACCGGCCTTTGGCACTGGGAGTATGTCGAGCGGGAGACCGAATGGGGGCGCCCGATCGTCGTTCACGCCTACGAGCAGAAGCGCGCCGGCATGACGCGCGGCGTTTCCGACTGGGCTCCGGTCATGCGGTCGATCAAGCAGTCGACCGATTACGAGGACTATGAAAGCCAGGCGGCGATGCTGAACGCCGTCATGGCTGCCTTCATCGAAACGCCCTTCGATCCGGAAGAAATGCTCGAGGCGATGGGCGCCGATTACGGCAATGACGGTATTGCCAAGCTCTTTGGCGAAATGTCGGCTGCGCAGCAGGCCTATTACGGCGCTGCACCGATCGATCTCCCCGGCGTTCGCATCAACACGCTGCAGCCCGGCGAAAAGGCGACGCTGACCAAGCCGGAGCACCCGAATGCCAATTTCGAGGCCTTCGTCAATGCGGCGCTGCGCAAGGTCGCGAGCGCGATCGGCGTCACCTACGAGCAGCTCACCATGGACTGGAGCCAGGTGAACTATTCGTCGGCACGCGCGGCACTTCTGGAAATCTGGCGCGGCTTCACCGCCAAGAAGGGCGGCTTCGCCTCGCAGTTCATGGCACCGATCTATCGGGCATGGCTCGAGGAGGTGTTCGACAAGGGCCTGATCGAGCTCCCGGCGGGCGCCGTTCCCTTCGAACAGAACCCGGCAGCCTGGTGCCATGCGGACTGGATCGGCCCCGGCCGAGGCTGGATCGACCCGCTGCGCGAGGCGCAGGCTGCCAGCGAACGGCTCGCCGGCAATCTCACCACGCTCCAGCAGGAAGCGGCCGAGCAGGGCCGGGACTGGAAGATGGATGCGCAGCAGCGTGCCCGGGAACGGGCCTTCTACGAACGGCTCGGCCTCGATCCCGACCCGGGCAAACCGGAAGCCAGATCGCAGGCGAGCGCCGCTCCTCCAGCCGAGCCGGGCGACGAGACCGAGGAAGAGGTCAACGGCCGCACGTCGGCGCGTCGGCATCCTGCCGGCATCCCGAGGATTGCCAGAAGGAAAACGGCATGAGGAACTATCCCGAAATCGCCAGTCGGATGTTCGGCACGCCGCTGATGCTGCATCCGTCGAAGGGCGACATCATTGCGCGGGCCTTCGGCCCGCGCGTGCTCGGCAGCCCGGACGCTCCAGCGCATGTCGCCGGTGGCGAAGAGATGGGCCTCGTCGGCGAGAAGCTTCGGGATGCCACCGACTATTGGGGTGACGCCCTTTACAAGGGGCCGGAGCTCGTTGCGCCGGGCATTGCGCTGATTGAGATCGAGGGATCGCTCGTCAACAAGGGCAAGTGGATCGGCAAATCCTGCGGCATGACCAGCTACGAAGCGATCGGAGTGCAGGTCCGTGATTGCATCGAGCGCGACGACCTCAAGGCCGTCGTGTTCGAGGTCGACAGCTATGGCGGCGAGGTGACCGGTGCGTTCGATTGCGCCGAGCAGATCTTCGAGCTTTCGCAGTTGAAACCCACCATCGCGGTCCTGACGGATCATGCCTGCTCGGCCGGTTATCTGCTGGCCTCGCCCTGCCGTCAGTTGGTCATCCCTCAGACCGGTATTTGCGGCTCGCTCGGCGTCATCTCGATGCATGTCGATATGAGCGCCTGGCTCGCGAAGGAGGGCCTGAAGGTCACCATCCTGAAAGCCGGCGAGCACAAGGCCGACTTCAATCCTTATGAGGCCATCCCGGACGATGTGCTTCAGCAAGAACTCGCCGAGCTCGAGGAGCTCCGCGTCGAATTCGCAGCCACCGTCGCGCGGTACCGCGCCGGCCGGCTGACACAGCAATCCGCTCTCGCCACTGAGGCGCGGGTCTATCGCGGACAGAAGGCGGTTGATGCCGGCCTCGCCGACGCGGTTGCACGCCCTTCGCAGGTTCTCGAAGCCTTCGAAGCTGAACTGAGCCGGACAGCCGGCTAACCCCAACATCAACTGGAGACGACGAATGTCGAACTTGAGGCGTAGCAGCGCGCTCACGCGGAGCGTGCTCGCCGCGATTAGCGGCAAGAAGGGCTCCCGGCTGGAAGACGAGCGGCCGGAAGAGATCGAAGACGACGAGAAGGTCGAAGGCACCGAGGATGATACCTCGGCTGAAGACGACGTCTCGGACACGGACGGTGACACGTCCGACGACGACACCAGCGCCGAGGGCGAGAAGGAGGAGGAGGCCGACGACGGTAAGACGTCGGCAAGCACCGTCCGCCGCGCCGAGCAGGGTCGCATCCGCTCGATCCTCATGCATCCGAAGGCCGAGGGTAATCCCGGCCTCGCCGCCGAGCTTGCCTTCGGTTCGAGGTTCTACTCGGCCAAGGAAGCGGGGGCGCTTCTCTCGTCTGCTTCCGCCGGCGGTTCGCGCCTTGCCGGTCGCATGGCCGGAAAGAGCCCGACGCTCGGCGCCGGCACGCCCGGCGGCGGCAAGGCCACCGAGAAACAGGCGGTGATCTCCACCGTCCGCTCCACCATCCTGGCCCGCCACGGCCGNGAACGACCTGCTCGTTTCCGACGTGCCGGTCATCACCCGCAACATCACCATCGTCAGCGGTCAGAACCTCAAGCGGGGTGCTGTCCTCGGCAACATCACCACATCGGACAAATACACCCTGTCCGCTTCGGCCGCTGCTGACGGCTCGCAGACGCCCGCACTGGTGCTGGCGACCGATTGCGATGCGTCCGCCGGCGATGTCGTTGCCGCGGCTTACGCGAGCGGCGCCTTCGATTCGACGAAACTCATTCTGGGCGCCGGACACACGGCCNGCCGCGGCTTACGCGAGCGGCGCCTTCGATTCGACGAAACTCATTCTGGGCGCCGGACACACGGCCGCGACCGTCGAGGCCGCTTTCCGCAAGGCAGGCGCTCCCCTCTACGTGCGCGTCCTGAAGTAAGCCAGAGACCGAAAGGACACCACACACATGGAAGAACTTCTCCTCTCCACCGCGGAACTCGTTGCGGTTCTGCCGCCCCGCGACCGCCCGGAAGCATTCCTGCGCGATCGCTATTTCTCGACCACGGTCCTTTCCGACATGGAACAGATCGTCTTCGACAAGATCCTTCCCGACCGTGAGCTCGCGCCGTTCGTCCATCCGGACGTGCCGGGCAAGGACTCGGCCAATCGCGGCTTCAAGGCGACCAGCTTCACGCCGGCTTACGTCAAGCCGCAGAATACGCTGCGCCCCGGCGGCAACATGATCCGCATGCCGGGCGAGCCGATCGGCGGCCGCAACTCGCCGGCGCAACGCTACGCCTATAATCTGGCGACGATCATCGACGACCAGGACCAGCGGATCACGCGGCGCGAGGAATTCATGTGCTCGCAGGTCATCCGTACCGGCCAGGTCATCGTCGAGGGCGAGGACTATCCGACGCAGACCGTCAACTTCGGCCGCAATGCCGCGCTGACGATCGCTCTCGCCGGTACAGCCCGATGGGGCGAAGCCGGCGTCGANGCTCGGCCCGGGCGCTGCGGGTCTCCTGAAGAAGTCGCCGCGCTTCCTCGAGGCGCTCGACAACCGGCGCCAGGACGGCGGCATCATGCAGCTGGGGCCGGTCAGCACCGGGGCGGAGAACAAGTATTACGCGGTTCTCGGCACCATCGGCGAGCTGACCTTCATCCAGTACTCGCAGCCCTACACGGTCGGCGGGGTGCGCAACAACTTCTGGCCGTCCATGGGCGTCGGGATCTTCGATCCCTTCGGTTTCATGGGCCACTTCGCTTACGGCGCCATCCTCGACAACGACGCGCTCCTGTCGATGGAGCGCTTCCCGGACATGTGGCGGGAACGGAACCCGTCGCGAACCATCGTCCAGACGCAGGCAGCACCGCTTCCGATCGCTCCGGAGCCGGACGCCAGCCTGTTCGCGCTGGTCCGCTAATCCCTAACCCCGTGTTCGTCCGCATATCCGCCGGTTTTTCCAGCCGGCGGATATCAGGACTTGAAAGGACGCTCCGATGAGCAAGAAAACCGAGCAGTTCAATGTGACCGTCAAGGTCGGCAAGAAAACCTACAGGCCGGGTGAGCCGGTTCCGGTCGGTACCGGCGGGATCACGGCCGAGGAAGCGGAGAATTTCCGCAAGAATTTCGGCGCCTTTACCGCCGGCCCCGACGCGACGGCCGCAGCGCCCGTGCCTTCTGTCGATCTCGACAGGCTTCGCGAGGCGATCGAGAAGCTTTCAGCCGACAACGACAAGCTTTCGGCCGACAATGACCGGCTGACGGCGGAGCGTGACAGCGCGATCGGCGATCGCAGCACGCTGCTGAAGCAGAACGAGCAGCTTGAGACCGACAATGCGACGCTGGCCGCCGAAGTCACCAAGCTTCAGGCCGAGATCGAAAAGCTGACGGCTCCGCAATGACGCCGCGTCCCGCCATGTTCGAACGGATGGGGCCGAGGTTCGCCAAGGCCTTCGGCAATGCCGAGGCCGTGTTCACGGTCGACGGTGTCGCCAGGCCCGCCGTGCGGGTCATCCTGCGCGTGTGGCGGGAAACCGATCTGGCGGAAGAGCAGGAGCAGGCCGTCGAAGGCACCACCCATCTGCTCGCCGTCTCCGCCTCCGCGGTGCCCGGTCTCGCCAGCCAACGTGACAGCGTCGCGATCGGCGGCGTCACCTACCAGGTCATCAACATCGNCCGACAATGCGACGCTGGCCGGCGAAGTCACCAAGCTCCAGGCCGAGATCGAAAAGCTGACGGCTCCGCAATGACGCCGCGGCCCGCCATGTTCGAAAGGATGGGGCCGAAGTTCGCCAAGGCCTTCGGCAATGCCGATGCCGTGTTCACGGTCGACGGTGTCGCAAGGCCCGCCGTGCGGGTCATCCTGCGCGTGTGGCGGGAAGCCGACCTGGCAGAGGAGCAGGAGCAGGCCGTCGAAGGCACCACCCATCTGCTCGCCGTGTCAGCCTCCACCGTGCCAGGTCTCGCCAGCCAACGTGACAGCGTCGCGATCGGCGGCGTCACCTACCAGGTCATCAACATCGACGATGATGCGCGGGCCATGCTCCGCATCTCGCTTGCCGGAGACATCTGATCATGAAGACACAGGAACAGGAGCAGGCTCCGGCCATCGCGGTCGATCCGATGGAGGACCTCTGCCAGGCGCTNCCGCGCGCCAGACCGCCGGCGCCATGACGCAGCGGCCGTGGCCGCAACTGCCGTCGCGGCTCCGCTCGGCGATCCGCTCCGACATCGGTCGCCTGCTTGATAGCGGCAAGGCGCGCGCACAGATCATCGAAGCCGGTTATTCCGCGGGTGTCGTGAACCAGGCGCTCCGCGACCTCGGCCGCTCGGTCGCCTGACATGGCGCACCTCCGCAGCCAGATCTTCGCGGCCGTCATCGCGCGCCTCTCGGCCATTCCGGAGTTCTCCGGTGCCGACAAGGTGAAGCGCGGCCGCAAGGGCGCGATCCCGCAGGAAAAGCTGCCGGCCCTCACCGTCACCTGGGCCGACAGGTCGGAGACCTTGACGGTCCGGCCTTCATCGGGACCTGCCGGAGAGGACGGTTACGATCGGTTCCTGCCGCTCTCGATCGTCGTGCACC